TTTACTTACAAAATGTGATAATTTACCAAGCAATTTGCCCTTACAATTTGGATTGGAACATACAAGAATCTCTGTATCATTATCTTTTACAATCTTTGTATCTCCATCACAAATTGGACATACTTTTACAGGAGAAATTGCATTTTTGTCCGTAATTTCTATACTGTCTATTTCTGCTGAATCAATCTGTGGAATAATCATGTTACTTTTATATACATTCACTGTTTGCCCTTTATGAGTGATTCCCAGTTTCTTCATTATAGATAAGTTATGTAATGAAGCTCTTTCAACCATAGTCCCCTCAATCTCTACAGGATTGAAAACTGCTGTCGGCGTAAGAACTCCTGTTTTTCCCATTGTAAATTCAACATCTAATAATTTTGTAGGATAAATATCATCATAAAATTTGAAAGCCAAGGAATGTTTAGGATGATGTCCTGTCATTCCTAAAGATTTTCCATAGGCAATATCATTGTAGGACACAACAAGTCCATCAATCGGAAATCCTTTTTTGTATGCTAAATTCTTTAGTGTCTCAATATACTTATCATAGTCTTTTTCAATTCCATCTATATAAATGTGTGGAACCACTTCAAAACCTAGCGCTTCGGCATCTTGAAACCCCGTAAGCATAGATTCTTTTTCTCCTGGCATTTTCCAGACAATAAATCTGATATGTCTTTCTGCAGCTACTCTACTATCTAATTGTCTAACAGATCCACTGGCCAAGTTCCGTGGATTTGCATATTTCTTATCCACCGGGAGCTTTTTATTGATTTTTTCAAAGTCACCATATGTGATAATTGCTTCACCCTCAATTTCCAAATGTCCTGAGAAATCAATATGTAATGGAATATTTTCAAAAACCTTGGCATTGTGGGTAATAATCTCGCCCTCTTCTCCATTACCGCGAGTTTCTGCCTGTGTTAACACTCCATTTTCATAAGTTAAAAGTATGGTCAATCCGTCCATCTTACACATAAGTAGACAATCTTCATCCTTGGCAAACTTTTTCAAATCTTTAACTGACTTCGTTTTGTCCAGTGAAAGCATGAGATGACTATGCTTTATCTTTTTTAATTTCGACTTCACCTCATAGCCAACCATCTGAGTCGGAGAATTTGTCATTATAATATTTGTTTCTTCTTCTAATTTCTTTAACTCATCAAAGAGATCATCATATTCCCGATCTGTTACTATCGATACTGAATCATTATAATATGAATCTCTATACTCGTTTAAGAGCTGATTCAGTTCCTTAATTCTCTCTATCTTACTCAATATTCCCTCCTATAAAACACACATTTAATCAATGTTTCTTTTTGCAAATGCTACATACTTTTATGAATCATTTTTAATTCTTCAATAACAATTTTCTCTGGAAATGTTAAACTTGTTGCAATATTAAAGATTTGTTCTATAGCTATTAGTAAACCAATAATAATTAGAATTATTGTTGCTATACCACTAAGTACAGCCCATACATCATTATAATTATAGGAATCACTTTCTTCATATTTTTTAATAAATCTTTTTGTTTGTTTTGATCCCCATTTAGCAATAAATAAACAGATTACTCCCATTAAAAGCCATATTACACTTGTTGTAATTTCATAATTTATATATTTTCCACATAGCTTTTCTAGGTATGGAATTACATTTGCTGATGTCCAATCAATAGCAAGTCCAAATCGTTCTGCAAGCGCATCTAATACTTTTATAATTTCTTCTGACATTTATTTCTCATCTCCTTCGTTCCATAGTCCTTTTATTCTATTTGATATAGGATATATTTCTTTTAACAACCAGGCGCGATATTTTAAATAACTTAATGGATAAAAAATTATGTAATTATCAGAAAATTTTATTGTTTTAGAATCAAGATAATAACTATAATTTTTTCTTGAATAACGGTTATATTTATTTTCATATTTTTGATACACTCTTTTAAATGAATTAAATGTAACCCAATCATATGTCCTTTCGCTTAATAACGTATCAAAAATATGGAACATATAGTTCATAATAAACCAGAACATACATATAGTAAGTAAGGTTATCGATATAGCTACCATTATATGCCTCCTCTCATATCCTCTATAGATCATCCCAATCATCATAATCATCATTATCCTTCTTTACAGGCTCATCCTTCATTAATAAACATACTAAAATCTCAGCATTTGTATCCACAAACACTTCTTCGATGATTGTCTTAACTCTGTCCCAGTCCATTCCTTCATGACCACAGCCAAGCCTTGGAATAGCGACTTTCGTAATCAAATTTTCTTCCATCTGATCTTTCATATCTTCTAATGCAGCTCGGAGTTTCTTATATTTTGCCTTCTTGGTCGGATCTCTCTTGATTACAAGATTGAACACATTATCTACAAGCAGCGCATCTCCCAGGTGATATTTTGCGCCTGGGGTGAAAAATCTATGTAATTTTTCCTTCATATTAAAGATTAAATCAATCTTTTTTGCTACTCCAGCTCCAAGTGAAAAATCCGCCGTAATGCAGTGTGCAAGGTAATATCCCTGTGGTACATCAAATAAATTTCTTTTTTCTTCTTTAATTATCATGTTTTTCTTCTTCCTTTCCATTTACTATTTTAAATTTTGAGTAAGCTTTTATTACATCATTACAATACATTCTGTATTCTTGCATTGTATCCGGATATTTTATAGAATCGACTTTACTTTCGAACATAGTGTTTCATTCTTTATTTCTTCTGTTTTATAATTTGTAAAATTAAATTTAACAGTTCCTCCATCTTATAAGAATTTCCACTAAATAAATCACCTGTGGTTTTGATTTGATATTCCCATTCATTCTCAGGTACAATTTTTACAGGAACATCGTGGTATATAACTGCCCCTATTGGCACACTCCATTCTGATTCACACCATGAAGCTTTGTGCTTATATTCTTTAATAAGTTTCTTTAAACCATTTTGACATCCCTTTGCGTATATTCTGGAATTATTTTTATCTGTCCGATGGATTCTTGGATATTGAACACCTTCTATTTCCATAGGTTTAAATTTATTTATCACCAAAAGAACGCCATCAGTTATTCTGTATATATCTTGATAATCTGATTGCACTACTATTTCCAATATTTTTCACCTCCAATTACACTTAATGAAACCTATCCGTTAAGACCAATCTATGTTCTGATCACAAGTATTACAATTATGTGTTTTTTCATTATTTGCTGTATAAATATAAAACTACCACAGCTTAGATATACTTTTGAATGTAAGTAGGAAATATATCTGTACCTATTCACAAAATCTTGTATATAGTAAAATAGTTTGGTGTTAGTCAATAACTGTGTTGACCACCGTATTTTTGCTATATTGAGATATTGAATTTACTACATCTTTAAGCTATACCAACACAGTTATTGACTAACACCAATAGTTTATATATTATTCTCTACATATTTTCATCACTCACTTTATTTTGTATAATTTTTGTTATATAATATCATTAATAGTTTGATGGTTTTTCCTATCTCGAATATGGGCAACCGATAGTAACCTAGCTTGATGTTTTTTATGGAGGGATATATTTATGGATGAAAACTTATTTTGGTGTATCATTGGAGTTATAGGTGGAGCCATTGTAAGTTATTTTATTAGCTATTTTTTCTATTTCAAAAGCATTAAAAAGAAACGACTTACCTATGATATTAAAACTTTTTGTCTTGTGTCAGATAAAGTAAACAATATAGAGGGATTGGAACTAAAATATAATTCCGTAGAAATAGAAGATTTATACTCTTCCACAATAACTATAACTAATATTGGAAATTCAATTATTGAAGAACAAGACATTGTATCTTCATGTCCGATATCAATATCTACATCTGGACATTTTTTGAAAGCAAAACATGATTCCATAAATTCTTATCCTAAAAATAAAGTTACTGAATATATTTTATCTTATAATGAAAATAGCGATGTATGTAATTATGTTGAATTCAATTTTGATTATATTCCCCAAAATGCCATTATATCTTTTTCAGTATTTTATATAGGCGATATAAACTTTAATGGTGCATTAAAAGATGGCGAAATAATTTCACCAGATGCTTATGAGAAAAAGTTGGATCTAAAATTGAAATTATTTATAATATATTCGATTTTGTGTTATCCTATAGCTATATTTATTGGATTATTATTTACTAGACTCATCATTGCAGTTTTCCAATACTTATTTGGTTGATCACCAACATTTTTTAAATAATGTTTTAACATATATTGTATAAGAAATAATTTATCAAATAAAAGTCCTATTTCATGTCCATATTCAGTCTATATATAGTGTTTTTAAGTTGTGCGAACCACTATATATAGACTGTTTTTTTATGCTGTTTTTCCTTCTAGCATCATCCATGTATTACGCTTATTGTGACTTGTGCGGATACACTGTAAAAACGCTTGTGGTTCTGCCAACAGTAGACATCTTTTCTTTGCTCTTGTAAGTAGCGTATACAACATACAGTTATCCAAAAGTTGATGATGTGTATTGTCAATAATACCAATAACAATCTTTCTACCGGCTCCCTGTAACTTATGTACAGTCATTGCATAAGCCAGATCCAAAGCTGCCAGTTCTTTCTTTGTGTACTCAATCAATTTGTCTTTGCCAAAAATGTCAGTATATGTTACCACACAATACTCTTCTTTCTTTTTACCATTTTGTCTCTCACTAATTTCTGTTATATATCCTATTTCTCCATTAAACACATTCCTATCATAATCATTTACAGTCTGCATTACTTTAGCACCTAATTTAAATGTCATCTCAAAACCAGATATACTTTGCAATACATCTCCTAGCAACTTCTCCTGAATTGTTTTATTCAGTTCATTTGTACTATTCAAGCAATCTTTTCTTCGTGGTACTGTAATAACAACATTATCAATCCCATCAGACTCTACCGATTTTAGAAATGTCTTAACTGCAATATCAAATAATGATTGCCTATTTGTACGGAACATATAATACATATCCTGTAACTCACCATGAATAATTCTCGGTTGTAACTTTTCAGTTATAGGGTTGATGTTTTCACGGATCAGATTTGCGTCTACAAGAATGCCGGACTTTTCAGCTTGTCTCATTGGCTTAACCAGTTTACTTACTACTGTATCATCAAACATTTCTATTAAATCAGAAAATACATTACCAAATCCTATTGGCGGTAACTGCTTGTGATCACCAGAAATAATAATTCTTGTGTTATCATCAATAGCTTCTAACCAATGGAGAAATAAACTGGCATTTACCATACTTCCCTCATCAAGAAATGCAACGCTTGTAATCAAGTGATTATCCTTATTAAAATCAAACTTATTCAAACCTTTACATCCTAATGTCCTATGAATCGTCATAGCAGGAAATGATGTTGCTTCAGTTATTCTCTGTGCTGCCATAGCTGATAAAGCAGATGCCGTTAATGTAAATTGGTTCTCTGTATATGCTTTTACAATCGCTCTCATAATGGAAGTCTTACCAGTGCCAGCTTTTCCAGTTATTAGGCTGATTGTTCTATGTAAACTTTTATTGATTGTGTCAAGCTGTTCTACTACATATTGAAATCCTTGTTCTTCTTCTGCATGTCTGATCGCCTGTTCTATTTTTTCATCAGAGATATTAATGTCCGTCTGTTTCTTAGACTTTTCAAGCAGTATATTATAAATCTGCATTTCTATATCGTGATAATATTTCAATCCTACTCTATCTTCTGATATGTGTAAAAACTCATTATTTTCTAATAACCAATCGGTTTTGTCTGCACATTCAGGAACACTATTGCTTATTGCTGACTTTAGAATTTTAACTGAACACCATGTATGACCACTGCTTTCTCCCAAATCTGTAAAATAGTATTTTATAAAAGCCACTAATCTTTCAGATTTATTTATAAGTTCTGGCTTTAATTTTAAAGCTAAATCATCGACCTTCTTAAAGCCAAGCCCATTAATTTTTGTCAAAATGTACGGATTTTCTTCTAATTTCTGTTTTAACAATACCGGATTAGGCTCGTCTGTGAGAAGTTTCTTAATCATCGTATATGTAACACCTAATGGTTTTAACATAGTTATAATATCCGAAATCAGATAATTATTGATAATCTTGTCCCTAATTCTGCTCCAAGTAAATTCTCTAACCCCTTTTACCAAATCATAATCAATCTCCTTTAATGTGCCGTTTGCCACATCATTTACTACATTTGGATATACATTGATTAAGTTCTCTGCAATCCAAGGCGAGATGATTGATTGCAGAAACATTAGTTGTGACTCTTTTGTTTGCGGAATTAAAGCATATATGGCTATTGGTGTATACTGATGCCCATATGTTTTGTCATACTTATACTTTGCTTTTACCATATATTCACCGCCGATAACTAATTCTTGCATTTTACCAGCTAAAGAACTGAACTTTCTATCCCGGTTGACTTCTTTATTGTCCTCAAAAGGTAAATCCATTTTTGTTTCTTTTGTGTATTGAGGAATGTCATCGTCTGTATAGAAACCATAAACTCCCCAAGTAGTATCTGGGTTATAATATCGCTCATATGTTATAACTGCTTTAAATTTTAGAATATCTTCATCATTCTCAAACAAATTTATACTGCTACTCCTTTCTTCCTCATCTGATCTAACCAAGTATTATATGGCTTTACTTTCTCCACAAAGAAATGTTCTTCCCTCTTTCTTCCAAGTATTGCAAGGCAGTTTCCTTTCTTAATATCATCGCTATACTGTTTTAATTGACTTGACCAAATAGTTGCCTCAATAATGCCAAACGGTGTATATAGATCTAAATATGCAAATTGATTCCCGTTTTTATCTTTCTTCCTTTTAATATCAACTATGACACAAAATAATGTAGTCTTATCTCCGTCCTCTACCATATCCCAATCTGTTTTTGTATATTTGTAAGCATCTTTTAACGGGTCATTCGTCAGGAACATAGATAATGTATCAAACTCCCACATATACTCATCTTTAGCATATTTCTCTTGAAATTCGATCATATGATTTTTATATTTCTGATTTTGTTGTTCTATAAATAACTTCTCTTTTGCTTTGTTATAGTCTATCAATAATGCTTCTTTATTTACTTTTTTCTTATCATTTCTATAATCATCTACATTTAACCCAAACGGGATAAGTTTTGAATATGGAGATGGTAATGTAGTTACTGGTTTATATTTTTTCCTTTCAAAAAGTCTGTTAGCATATTTCTTTAAAGAAAGCATTTTATCTTTTGTTGGTACTGCTCCAGCTTTAATCAATGTAATAATTGCAGTCTTATCAGAAACTTTTTCAACAAAATCACTCATGTTTTGATAAGGTCTATTTTCGATAATCTTATAAACAATAGATTCTCCAAGACCTTTAACTGCCAACAGTCCAAACAAAATTTCATTATTTTCTGGCAAAGCAGTAAACTCAATATCTGATTTATTTACATTCGGTGGAGATACTTTAATGCCTAATCTTTTGCAATCATTAATCACGATACTAATTTTCTGTACTTTATCACTTTTAGATGTAAGCAGAGCTGCCATAAAATAGATTGTGTAGTGTGTTTTCAAATATGCAGTAAGATAAGATAACAAGCCATATGCAACAGCGTGACCACGATTAAAACAATATTCTGCCTGTTTAAGCATTAACTGCCAAATTTCAATCAACTGTTCATTGTTCCAACCTTTTTTTGTAAGACCAACTCTGAAATCAACTTCAAGTTGCTCCATTACTTCTTTCTTCTTTTTTCCAATAGCTCTTCTTGCATTATCAACTTGTTCCTCTGGAAAATCAGCATGTCTGAATAACTGCAATGCCTGTTCTTGATATAATAAAATATAATGGGTTTTACCAAACAATTCTCTTAAATCTTCATGCAAGACAGTTACATTTTGGGGATATAACTTATTTTGACAATATGTTGGAAAACTTTCTTTTGTTCCAGGACGATTGGCTGCATTAACAACAATAACGTCCTCTACATTATCCGCTTGTGCTTCAATACACATCCGTCTTCCTTCTGCTGATTCCATCTGGAAAATACCAACTGTATTGCCATTCTTATATACCTTTTCAAAAACCTCTTTATCTTCTAAGTTCAAATGGTTAATATCAACATCGTCCCATGTAATACTAGCCATTTTTAATGTGTCATCAACAATATCAAGAGTCTCCAGACCAAGATAATCCATCTTTACAAGTCCCAAATCATCCATTGCATTATGCATCTCTAATTCGATCATGATATTTTTCTCAGAGTCATAACATAATGGACAATAATCTGTGACTGGCGTAGGAGTTATAAGTGTCCCTGCTGCGTGTCTTCCCATTGATTTAGGTAAACCCTCAACATCCATTACATACTTAAACCATAGGGGAAATTTATCATATACTTCTTTCAGCTTTTCATTCTTATTGAGAATATCCTTAAGCAGAACATCTTTTTCTTCCTCTTCTCCTAAATCATTTAGCGTCTTGATTGTCGGAACCATCTTTGCAACTTCGTCACGCAATTTATATGGTATCTGTTTGTAATATGGAGAATAATCTTTTTCATCCAATACCTTACCAATATCACGAATCGCCACCTTTGTACTTAATGTATTAAATGTAGCAATAGGAGCCACGTTTTCTTTTCCAAATAACTCTTCTGATATTTCCACCATTTCTTTTCTTCTTCGTTTTGATATGTCCCAGTCGAAATCTGCCATAGATTTTCTGCCAAGATTTGCGAAACGTGAAAAGTCTAAATCCCATCTAACACTGTCTATCTGTGTTACATTCAACATAAATAGGCATAAACAGTTTGCTCCTGAACCTCTGGAATACCCCAATGGTATTTTTCTTTTTCTTGCCTCTTTTGCAAGCATATACAGCATAATGAAATAATCCGTATAGTCAACTGCATATAATACTGGCAGTTCTGTTTCAAGCCTTTGTCTTCTTATCTCCTGATCTTCCTTAGACATATGACCAAATTTTTCATCAAAGGTTTTGAATACCAAATATCTCAAATATTCTTCGTGATTATCATAGCCATTTTCAATATTTATTTTTGGCATGATGTTACCTTTATTCAGACCAATATCAATGTTTTCAATAATGTCTGTTATATTTACAGACTCTTCAATGCCTTTTCTTATAATGTCTTCAGAAAATTGGTCAGATAACTTTTCGTATATTTCATTCTCAGTCTGTAAATAGCAGTCTGTATAACTTTCTCCTACTTCTCTCCCTTCCCCTATTTCAACAAACATTGCGTGTGATTCCTTCAAAGAATCACTTAACATATGTGCATCTGTTGTAATTGTATATGGTAAATTATGTTTCTGTGAAAAATCATAAATCAGTTGATTTGCATTTGCCTGATCTTCTGTATTGTGTGATTGAAGTTCACATACCACATAATCAAATGTATTTTTCAGTTTATCAATATACTCTTCTGCTTCTTCATATTTCCCATTTACAAGGTATCTGCTCAGTCTTCCCGCTTGACAAGCTGTTAGGCAGATGATACCTTTTCCAAGACCTTTTTCTTGTATGTATTTAATATCAACCCTTGGTTTCTTATAAAGCCCTTCTGTTCTTGATACAGATGTGATTTTAATAAGGTTTTTATATCCCTCCTGAGTCCTTGCGAGTAAAATCAAATGATAACGTGGCTGCGTGTATTCTTTTGTGTCTGCCTTTTCCCACATATCATCTACTTCGTAAATCTCATTTCCAATTATAGGTTTGATATTATATTTATTACACTCTTTAACAAAATCTACAAATGAAGCCATACTCCCATGATCTGTTAAAGCCATAGCTTTCATATCGTTTTCACTTGCAAATTTAACAGCTTCTTCAACAGTCAATATAGAATCCAGCAGAGAGCCTTTAGTCGTATGTATATGTAAATGTGTAAACAAACAATCACCTACCATTCTTCATCGTCATCTGAATTATTTGTACTCACCACAACAACATCTTCAATAATTATTTGTGGTGTTCTAACCCCGTTATATTCGTTAATTGATGGTTTCCCTACAATATTAAAGACCACGCTATCATTTTCATCCCAGGCATTTTGAAGCCAATCATACAATTGATTACCTTCTTTACACTTGAACTGGATATATTTAATCTCATCAATCATAAAACTGATAGTATCTTCATTCTTACCAAATATCTCAAACTGCTCTTTTGTAAGACTGATATTTTCAATAGCGAGCATTGGTTCTTCGATACCTTGTCCGATAATATCTTCAAGTCTTGCTAAATCAGTCACAATTTTTATAGTTACATCATCAATATCCATAATGAAATCAACTCGGTATGTAGAATCATACTCAACATCTCGCAAAATATCATTGAGTCTGTTTAATGCGTCATCTTTTTTATCTATCTCTAAACCGACAATACCGAAAGCATTAGCATGACCTCTACCATCCAATATATTTGTGCTATTGACTATATCCTTGAAACTATCAATAGGACTGTTATCAATATTTCTCGCACTACCACCATATGTAATCTTCCCTGTTTTCTTATCTAAAAATTTATTTAGTAAGATACATGGTTTATTAAACATTTCAGCAATTTTAATAGCCACAACGCCTGTTAAGCCATTGTCAAGAATATCGGAGGTGTCAATCATAACAACTTTATCTTCCTGTGGAATATGTTGTGCAATCTCTGCAATTTGAGATACACATTTTTCTTTCTGTTTATCTTGCCTACTTTTGGCATTTTTACATAGTCTCGCCGCTCTTTCATATATGCTTTCTTGAATTATTTCAGCAGGTTTGTCTTTAGTAGCACGTTTCTTATATTCAAAGAATTCATCCTGTTCAATAAATGCCCTAAATAATAATTCCTTTTCTTCTGGGGAACCAATGCGGATCATTCCATTCAAAATCGGAGTAATATACCATTGAACATTATGAATATTTATCTTGCCACTCATACTATAATCCTGTGCATCTACAAGAGCTTTAAAGCATTTGTTTTTAATATTTAACAATCCCATATCTGTCAGATATCGTGTCTCAAAAGAACGCATATCCATTACATCACTTATATTTGCTAATGCACATAAATCTAAATAATCATCTGCAAACTCATTCCAATTCTCTTCATCTAATGCTTGTAAGAAACGATATACTACTCCAGCACCACACAGATTTTTATTGGAATAATTATTACTTGTTTGGTTATTGACGATAACTGCATACGGATTTTCTTCTTCCTTTTCGTGGTGATCTAAAATTAAAATATCTATCTGACCATTTGATAGTTTCTCACATTCAGTTACATCATTTGTTCCTGCGTCTGGAATAATCAATAATCTTATATCTTTAGGAACGACTACATCATCTGATAACCCATGCGCCTTTGCCCTTCCGTGTAAAATATAATCAACAGGGTAATCGCTATCCATCTGTTTTATATACAGATACATCATTGCAGCAGAGCAAAACCCGTCTGGATCTTCATCAACCAATATTGCAATTTTATTTTTTTGATTAATGTGTTTCATGAATAAATTAACTGCTTCTTCAATATGGTCTAAGTTTTGATATGGTTCAATAACACTTTCATCTAAGTTTAAATATCTGTTATAATCATTTATCCCTCTATTTTTAAGAACTTCTGCTAACACATTAGAAGTATCATTATTTCCGTTTTCATATAATTTATATTGCAAATTCACACCTCTCTATCTCAATTTGTAAACATTATGTTCTACCATATATTGCCACTTTGTAGGATTATCTGAAGGTGATTCATGTTCGTTCAAAATATTGTCTTCATCATACATATAGAAAAGAGGAACCCCATCAGGAAATCTATCAGCTAACCTTTCTAATTCATCTTTTGTAACATCCTTATCAAAACAGAAAATAATCATTACTCCAAGCCTGACAAGCATATCTATTTGATGTTGCGATAATTCCTTACCTCCTGTTCCCCCACCGTTTCTATATGAATAACTCCATAATTGCTGTGTAAATTTTTCTCCCTCACCTACAAATATCTTTCCAGATGATTTTATGTAATCAATAGTCTTGTATAATCCATAGATTATTTTTGATCTTGCACACGGTTCTAAGTAGATATATTTGTTTTCGCCATCTGGGACTTCCCTATAAAAATATCTGCCTTTAATTCCTACTAAGTCACCAAGTTCTGAACGAATAGGGATTGTATATCTATTACTTTCTTCATCAAAGCCAATCTCAAATTCTTTTTGCGTGGAATAATCTATATTATCTTCATAAAACAAATCGTTTCCATATCTTTTATAATAGGAAAGCACACTCTCACTAATTGGCTTTAATGGTTTCTCCTTTTCTATATTTGCATTTGAACTCATGTCATCAAGCATTTTCAAAATCTTAAAACTTTCTGGAATGTCTTCTTCAAAATCATGGTAATAAGACATTCCAATTTCATCACATATAAATTGTAATCCTTTAGGAAAGGTTAAATCTTTTGTATAACAGACTAAATCAATAATATCAGTCTTTCGATTTGTTTTAATCATCTGCCTTGTGTAGTTCTGACACATTAAATATTCGCTGTTATATAAAACAATTGCTCCATTGTTATCTCCTGTTGCGTTTGCACAAGTCCAATAACCGTTTGAAGCATGATATTTGATATGGTGGCAACCAATGGATTCTAGGATTTGCTCAACATATCGGTTTTCATATATGTAATTCTTTAATTCTTTTACATCCAAGTGCCACCCTCCAAATTATTCTGTACTTTTAGGTTTTTTAATGATATAACCTATATTTTTCCAAATATTAAAATTGAGATCTATTTCAAACAACATAACTTTGTCTTTACTACCAGCTCTATTTTTATCAGGTTTAATACAAAAGTATTGCTTTTTTAAGTCTAAATCTTCTGTAACAGGCTCACCCCAACTATCATTTTCAGCGACCATTTGATATTTGTGATATTCGTCCTTATTCAGTTTCTTACCAATATTCAAGATGTCAGCAACGTGCTTTATCTGCTTTGCATTTGCAATATTGTTACTGCTTAGACTGAAAATATCTGTAAACACAGTATCATCACTCAACTGAAAGACTGCATAACCACTCATTCTTAATTCTTTTGTCAATTCTTTCAGCTTGGTAGCAAACTGTTTTATTTGTGACCAATCATCTGTGTTATATCCTTTTAATGTGTCATATCCATAATATTTAATGTTTTGAACCATCTTTGCTTTACGCAGTTCAAACTCAATCTGCTCTGGACTGTAATCATTACCAACATCTTTAAACAGCACTTTACCCTTACGGTCAGAGCTGTCGATCCATTCTGTTACAGTTTTTACTTGCCAATATTCGTCTGATTCTGACTGTACTCTTTTAATATATTCTTCATTAGATTCTATATAGATACCAAAATCATCTATTTTTCTTCTAATGATTTCTCCCTTTTTATCATGGTACACACCAAGAACAATTTCTTTCTCTGGCTTTTCAAGTACAACACCATGTAAATCCTGAAATTCCTTATTGTTGATTACCGTTGTTATTAAACAGCTTCTCAAATCTTCTTCATCCATTTCATTACTCATAAGAAAAAAATTTTCATTCTGTACAAGCGCAACATAGGCTGCTAATAATACCAGTTTTCTTGTTTTGCCCTCATTAGACAAGAAACCTTCAAATAACAGTTTTGTATCTCTCATACCAAGGAAATATTCATTATACATATACCAGGGAAACGGTAAACCGAAATTTGGCTTTTCAAGATACTTATCAATCTGTACTGTGTTATTATCTGTAAGTTCTACTGCCTCTTCTCCTGCATTGATTACTGTGTGTATTTTGTCTGCCTTTGTGCGGATAATTCTATATATATCATTGGGTGACATCTTATCGAAGTTCTTATGAGACAGAATCTTTTCAACTGGGAATCCATTTCTTCCATATTCCCTTACAAGAGAATACTTTTTGACTGTATCAAAATAATTTTTACAGTCGTTTTCATCTGCAAGATTCATATATTGCTGTATAGTTTTCCAACCTTTGTATTGCTTATATGTGCTTAATCTTTCTGAATTCTGACTCATAAACACATTCATTTTTGTCTCATCTACTGTCTGTGAAAAAGTCAAATAATATGTTTCAAAACTGTCATAAAAGAATTTTACTGCCGGATCTGAGAAGTCGTATTTGCTTCTCATAAAATTACCATAATTAACAAATGAATCAGGCTCTTTGAGTAGTGCGCCCACGAAACATATTTCTGCTTGGACATTTGAAGCACTATGTTCTTCTGTCAATCAATTATCACCACCAATCATTCGAAAATATCATCAACCAAAGCAGATATATCATCTGAATCATTCTTTTCAGGTTTATTTGAAGTTGTATATCCAATACTTTTGCCAACAATATTTTCGCTTTTTTCTATTTCTTTTTCTGATGCTATAATCTTCTGTTTTTCAAGCCACTTTAAATAGCTGTCATATTTATTAATCAAAATTGATAAGTCATAGTTGATACGCTTATCAGAACTCATTACGATTCCTTTTGTTTTGTTCCTATCTGCAATACCATTTAACATATCAATCTTTCTTTTCCACATATCTAGCAAATGTTCTGGCGGTATTCCAACGGACATTCCCTTAAATGTACCATTATAAATTTCACCTAGTTTTTGCCATACAGTTGTTGGTACAATTGTGACATCATACGCATCCTTTATGAACTCGAAAACATTTTCTTTCGTAACTGACAAACTTAAATGTTGATAGGATTCTTTTCTTATCTGATCTAAATGATCCAGAATCCATGTCCATTTTTGTGAAATATCTTCTCTCTTCATTTTTGAGCGTTTGTTGCATATATTGATAAAGCAACTACTATGATATGTTTGTTTATCATAGTAGATTGCATCGTCAATATTGTTATTGTTTATGTAAAAGTATTCTTTGCAACATCCGCATTTTCTTTTTATTCCCATGTGTTGTTCTTCTTTTATATACCGCATTAGTCCACCTTTACATAAAAAATTAATTACTGAAACATATCGAGAACTTTCTGCAAAACAGTAGCATCCGTCACATTCTTATATGCTGTAGGTAGTCCTTCTGCTTCCAACTTTTCTTTCATTGCTTTCTTTTCCATAGGCGGTAGTGCATTTCGTTTAGCAATGATTTCTTTCTTCATTACCTCAATATCTACACTAGAACTATTTTCTTCAGCAGACTCCTCATTTGCAGGTTGTCCAACTTTACCAAGAATTTCCTTACTATAAATATCCTGTTCAATATCAACAGCCTTTGTAAGATCATTCTTAACAACAAATTGCTTCTTATTTGCAGTTTTATCAATAACTGCTTGCCAATCAACTAATGTAGGGTCTTCAATTGTGATTTCATCTTCATGCACATGTGTTCTATCCTTTTTAACAAATGCACAAACTATACCATCCTCATTTCTAAACATACGAATTTCTGTTTTCGCATTATGTGCCATTCCCTTAAATCCATCAGCAATCTTTCTTCCTGTAACAACACTCTGCGTTGTTCCATCTGGCAACTTAATATTTTCTTTTTCATCTGTTTCTCTTGCAGTAATAATCCAATGCGCACCAGAAGCCATCAAGTCAAGAATCAAATCCTGCCCCTTAAAATTGACTGTTTGATAATCTTTAAGCTCCATTCCTGCACCTTCAATTTTTACAAGTCGTGCGTCACCAACAAGACCATCTTTATCTGCCTTAACCTTGTTCCTTTTCTTAGAAAACTCAATAAGTCCCTGTTTAGTTGTTAAGGTAAGAATTGTTGTACCATCGACTACTATCGCATCAGCTCTAAATGGTTCTTTGTCAGCGTCTAAAACAATCTCATCTGTCTCTTCCCCATCATCGTCAAGTTCATAAAAATCTTCTCCATTTTTAACCTTCGCAATATACTGTCTTACTTCACCAAGCGACTGTGTATATACAATATAAATATTTTCAAGATTTACACCGTTCTCTTCCAAATCTCCCAAATAATCATCAATTGAACCCGTTTCAGGATCAAGATACAACACTCTAAACGGCTTACCATCTGGACGTTTGAAATATGCTAACTGCATAGCCATAGTAGACTTACCCGTAAACGGTTCTCCATATAAAATCATTCCTAACTTACTCTGTGTTACTGACGCTTTTCTCGCCTTTGCCATTAAATTACCTCCGAAATAGTATTATTTTTTAAGAGTTGTGGAACGCCATTTCTGACGTTCCTTAGTCCAAGAATTACTCCCAAGCTTCATCATCGTCTGTATCAAGATTGGCTTCTCCCCAATCATCATTGTCAGTATCGCCACCAAAATCATTTTCAGCTTTGTTTGCCTGTGCAATCTTCGACATAGCTTCTGTAACATTTGCTTCTGTGTAAAGTTCCTTGTCAACAGTAGAACCCTTTGCGTTGGTAATGATAAATTCCCTCTTAGTAGGTGCAAGAACCTTCTCCATAGATACTTCTTCACCCCAGTTGTCATCATCATCTTCAACTGTTTCTGTCTGTGTAGACGCTACCATATGACCGCTGACCTGAATCGCATTATATGGCTTTAAGGATTTCTTGAACTTATTTGCCAAATCCTTATTCTTGATAATAAACTCAACATCCTCAATGTTGCTGTATGTAATAACCTTTGCGGATACAATAAATCTTCCAGTCGGTTTATCATTTTCCTTTTCCTGTTCAATACCCATAAACACAATTACCTGGATAAAGTCATTCTGCTGAGTGAAGTTCTCATCATTAAAATCAATTTCTGAACAAAGTGAAATCTGATTAGGAACCAACTTGGTAGATGTCTTCTTATTACCGTTGTTATCCAAGAAGCTACTATAATCAAGACTACCTCTGATAAATACACTTGCTCCATCTTTCAGATTGTCATTTACTTCCTTGCAAGCATCAAAGTCTGTCATGACCTTTTTATCATTAACGGTCTTACCATTCTCATCTACCTTCTTCTTTACTCCAATGTTCTTACCGATAAGACGGAATCCATCACGATTATAAGAAAATCTATCTGCCCAAGGAACCTTTGCAGTTTCAGGCTTATCGCCCTTCCTTTCAGCCTTCTTTGAGAAATACACATTTTCCTGCTCCATACCCTGTAAATTAACGTAGAGTGTGCTGCCTTCAGCGTATCCAACTCCAAAGTTAATCATTCTCATATCCTTGTTGCTCTTGGTCTTAATTTCCTTATAGAAGTTTTCCTTCTCTACGCCACTAACAACGCCCTTCAACTGGAATGATCCTTTTGTCTCAGGTAAATCAAATAGTCTTCCCTTTTTCTTTGTTTCTGTCATTAAATAAATGTCCTCCTGTAAAATAAAATTATTTTAAATATTTTCAGATCTTATATAACATCAACAGCCCTCCCAGGACTGGAACATAGAGATTAAATCTATATAAAATCTATGTTAATCAGTGGTCTATGGCTAAATTTGGCGTAATTTAACCAAGGGTATGCTGCTAACCACCAAAAACGAATATAACTGTTCAGTTGTAATTATGATTTTTCACGGATAATCATGTGCTGAAATGATTGATATGTTCCTAAATATATTCTTCTTTATTTGATAGACTTTCTTACATGAATTCGATTCTTCTAACCTCTATTTTGCCATCTTTACTCTTTCTTCTTTTTCCTTCGCCAATCGATAATTCAATTTTGCCATCACACTCTTCCACTCTGAAATTCGTGTTTTATGTGATGTATTCTTCCCAGGTCGTGTCAATTGCTCTTCATAATATTCCCGGGTTCCTTCTGAAAATGGATTGGGTTTGTAGCTATAAGTTTTACCCAGTTCTCTTCTTCTGTTCATTTTCTGGTCTCTTGCCATACTATTCTTCTCCTTTACATTTTCATATTTTTCTAAAAACCTTTTCTTATTTACAAATATCTTTTTTACTGATAAAATTATAATGGATATATTTTAACTGTATTACCACATTGCAGTTCGCCAAGCATGATCATATATCTGGTATTTACCATGTGGGAGCGCCAATGTAAGATAGGCGCTAGGATGAATAATTCTGCTCATTCTGAGCAATACAAATATCCTGTTTGAAAATTCTTACAGGAAGGAGGGTAGAGAGGTTGTACATTATTATAACTTTAGGATGTGCAATCATTGGTCTTATTGCTATTGGTATGTACTATCATTCAAAAAACCATACCGTTGACCAAATTTGTAATCATCCTGAACTATCGGATGACAAAGTATGGTCAATTACAAGCATGATGACCAAACAACATAAAAAATTCTTTCACAAAAACAGTTAATCAATTAATTCTCTAACCACCGTATTTATCTTTTTATATTATTCATCAATTCTTCTAATTTGAGGGCTGATTATTCAGTCCTCTATATTAATAAATATATTGCCTACCCTTATGGTTTTAATCAATAGTCTTCACATCTACAGGGATCCACATATTCGGGTTGAAGTTTAATGTATATCTATACTTTGAAACTGCATTTTCTCCCAGATTAAGATCCTCTACAACATAAGTCACATTATCACTCAATCCAACAAAATGTTTTACATATGTACCATCATCTTCAACGATAATCTCAAGCTGATTATCATCCACATCTGCAGTGATTGACATCTTCCCAGTCATTTGAAATAAAACATCTCCTTCAATACAATTAATAACTGTGAGTTGACGTACCACATTAAAGTTATCTGCCTCCTGTGTCAAATTATAATCAACTCTACTTGCTTCTGTTTCACACCCTGTTAATGTAGTTGCTGCTAAACCTCCTGCTAATAACACTCCTAATAATTTCTTTCTCATTTATTTATTCTCCTTTTCTAATTATTTTTTCATTCCTTTTAAATTTAATGACTTTTCACAGAAATCTTTAATATCTTCAACTGTCTTACCTTCATTACACATATTTAGGATAGCTCCCAGGATCCCCGTTGCACCTGCTTTTAACCCAGCAAATCGTACTTCTTCAAATTTCTTGTTAAATTCTGTATTCAAATGTTTTTCCTGGCTCTTTGTTAGTGACATATATATTACTTCTCCTTTTTCATTTTATCCAATAGTAAATCCACAAAATCTTTTTATAAAATCGGGTTCTTCAATCTTAAAATACTCATCCTTTTCTCTGTCATATTCAAACCACCATCTTCTATGTGCCTGATGATATAAACCAACCTCACATTCTTCAATGAGTGCATATTTATAACAGGTTTCATTTATATCACAAATATTTCCCATCACTGCCGACTGAGCAACTTCAAATTCAGGATACCAACCAACAAGTCTTTCTGATCCAAACTCAGGGAATTTTGTTTGCCTATTAATGGATAACTCTGTCATTACCATGATTGTATATATCTTGTTCAACACATCGCCTCATCAAATATTTTTTCTAACTTTCTGTCGACTATATTCTTCTAAAAGTAAGTCAATATTATGTTCTTTGTTATATCTATCACATACATCCTGAGCTTCTTCTTTACTACCAAAATATGTATTTATCTTATCTTCTTGTTTTTTGATTATAAGACCATATCCACTACTATCATTTGTGTATATTTCTAATGATTTATTTCTGTTTTTAAAAGATATAACACTTTTAATTTTCTCTGGCTTACTTAAAATCTTTTCTATAATTTCTTTAGTTTCAAATGAACCATTACATTCAGGGCACTTGAACTCTTTACCTTTTACTAATATTTTACCCGTATTATCACAATATGCGCATTTTTTATGAAATCTAAATCTATATATTTTGTTTGAAATAGGATATATGGTTTGTCCCAGTTTGAATGTACCGGCTTCATAGCCACAATCTATTATCTCGTCTGCATACATTTTCTGTATCACCTTCCATCACTTAAATCCAAGATTCTATCACTTAAAATTCTTCCTCTGGATAATCAGGCTCTTCTAATTCCATTCCTAAAATGCATCCAACTTCATACGCTGCCCAACTTGTACCAGATTCATATCCATCATCAAAACAATCACTATTATTGCCAGAAGACCTTTCGCATGTCCATCCTGTAGTATATTGTTTATAATTATCTTTTACCCATTTCTCTAATTTCTTTCTAATATTATTCTCCACCATCAACATTCCTTTATTTAGATAAAATTAACCTTTTATTCCACACTATCTTTTGCCGGACAATTTACACAAGACAAATTACAACATTCTCCACAAAATACTCCATTGGGATTCCACCCCATTCCTTCATCATGAATGCCACCTAATTCGTCTTTGAGTACAACATCTGTATTTTTCATCCAATCCATTACTTCTATAAGGGATGAATCAAAAGTAAATTCCGAATTAAGTTTTATGGTATTCCATTCGGAATATAGTTGTTTTAATTCTTTAACAATCTCATCATACGCAAAAATTTGTCCAGCTCTTAAATCAACATTGTAAATGGACTCACTAATCGTACTTAAGCCACATTCTTTTCCAATATCTAATGCTGTTAATAAATGCACTTTTACCTCCTTTGAATCTCTGGATTTATTGCTTCACATATAATCTTTGATTCTATTTTCATTTGAATCAATCAGATATAGATCTAACAATTTTGCATTCTCAGGTAATGTATAACTATATCTACATGGACGCTCAACAAAAAACTTTTTGATCCTTCCAACAATAATTTTTTCCCAGTAATCATTTAAAGGCTTCACTAATTGGATTGCTAAAGAGTTACAATCACCTACCATGTGATAAAATGTCATCTGCTCCCAATCATCCACATCTTGATATGTTTCCATTAAGTATTCATCTTTCAATTCGTAATCATCATAATAATCTTTTCTCTGAGAATTAAATTCCTCTTCCCAAAACAAATCCATCTCATAATCGCCATGAAAATCGCCCATTTCCATCTGCACATTATCAAGAGTCCCCAAAGCATAACTTATCAATTCTCTTTCAAAATTTCCTGTGTAGCTGTTCGTCTTTATAATTAATTCAAAATTTGGAATCTGTGTTATTCTCATATTTCCCTCCGTTATATTCTCATACAAAATCCATAAATTTCATATTAAAATATCTTTCTGCTAACCCAGGCATATCTCTTTCAACTTGTTTCAAATATCTCATTTCAGAACATTCTTTTTGATGTCTTGATTGCTGATACTCAACAAACTCCCTATATGACTTCTTTTTAAAAGCACTGGGCTGATTACACCATGCAGCAAGATTTATATATGTACCTCTATACGGAGATTCTTCATATTTATTGAATCTCATTATGTAAGGCAAACACTGATATCTCATAAGTAACTCGATCCGTTTCCATAAGTCCCACAAATCTTGTTTCCAAAATTCATCATCCCATTTATCTTCTCTGTCAAATCCGCAAAATGTATAAAACTTTGGAATCTTATCTGTGTGCTTTCTTAATAACTGCAACTTCTTTTCTATCAAGTCATAATCTGCCACATTATCAAACGCAAATATGTAATCTCCATCGTACTTACTTTTAAAAAGTACTTCACATTTCTCATCAGTAAGAAGTCTCTCATCCATGCCTTGCTTATACTGAAATGGTTTTCCTGTAGATTGTAATTCTTCAAAAATTTCTCGCCAGTGTGGACTCCCCAGGATATTATCATCCAATAAACATATCCTCTTTCTTGATGGATCAAGAAATTCACTTAATGGACTATGACAAACCACTTTTTTGTAATTACGATTTACACAAAATTCACACTGTCTAAAGCATCCCCTTGTGGTATAGCCTAAGCTATAATCAAGATAATACTTAAAATCACTTCTCTTTTTCCCACTCTCAATCTGCTCATTTACCCAGTCATCATATAAATAATAATCCGGCATATGATGTTCTACTTCATCGGGAAGCTTCGGAGCTTTATCATAAAAGAACCCCGTCCCTCCATAAGACACATTCCCCATCCCAAGGACACCCTCCGGCACTTCCGTATCCGTGAACACCTTCGACACATACACCCGGTCAAACCTGTCCATCCCCTCATAATCCGTTTTCAGCGCCACATCATCCCCGCGCCCCTTGTGGTATCCCGATAGCTTCATGCAGGCAAGGTTCGGGAACCTGTGCTTCTTCCTACCTATTAGATCTGCATCTATAATTGCTACTTTCAATATTATCTAGGAGTAAAGTATACTTTTCTGTCATGACAAACCTCTTTACCTCCCGTTTAATCTCCTATTACTTTCCAAGTTTCCTTATCACAAATCATTGCATTTTCGCATACTTCCATCATTATATAAGGAAGATAATTTTCTTCTAAAATCTCATTAGCTACTTGAATAAACTGGTCTCTACTGTATTCAATCTCATTATGAGAATATTCGTCTTCGTAATCCCAGATATCGAGATACTGTACACCGATGAATTGATTCCTTTGTATATCTCCTTTAAATCTCTCTAATTCTTCACTGCAAAGTAATGTCAAAATTTTATTCTCCTTTACATTATTTCTTAAAATTTTATAAACTTATTGACATATAATTATTATACATGCTATTATTATATATGTAAATATTAAACATATATTTTTAAGGAGGGTCAAGTATGCCTACATTTTCTTATGCCGGATTCTGTTCTTCATATTCTTTCAGAAACAGTACCAATAACACCGGCGCACAAGCTGTTTTCAATTTCCTGTGTAAACCTGAAAATATTCACAGCATGATTATTTTTGCAAATTTGAAGTTGCCTGTTATCAGTGGAATCGTGAAAGAACTGGAAAATAATTTTTCGAATACCAGGCAGTTCCCTTTAACAAATCGTACAAACCGACAGACCGTGGGACGTATGATAAAATTCATTCTTGGACATTTTGGCTATGTACCAACGATTGGAAGTCCAGATGCCCGGGCAAAACTTCGAAATTTTTCAGAAGCGGAATTATTCAAAATGTGCAGTCTGTATGAGCTCCAAAATACTCCCGTCAACTCTATCTCTATGAAAATTATTTAATTTTTCTTCTATCCCCAGCATATGAATATGCTGGGATTTTTGATGAAAGCAAAATTTTAACTCCATATTTATTTACTATCCCATGTACTATCTTCTGAACCCGAAAAATATATAGTAACTCCAATTGTATTGTCATCAACTGTAAATTTTTCATGTCTATCATAGAAATATCCATCTTTTATATCAATATTAATATTATCAGAAGAAAAAATGGTTTTATTATATATTTCTATTTTGTCATTTTCATTCTCAAATGTACTACATCCTGTGCATCCTGTTAAGCACTCACAAACGCAAAACACACATAAAAGTAATTTTATTTTTCTTTTCATAAAGTCACCTCCAATTTTACCAATGAAAGAGTTGTTTAATTCACTACATCTTTACACTTATCATTGATAAAGTTTTCAATATCGTTTATTTCGATATCTAACCTAGAACGAATTCTTTTCTTTCTTTCCAAAACATTCAAAATCTTATCATCATAAATTGGTTTCACAATACTTTTATCCGTAGTTATATTAATTCCCCCTTTTGGTGAATCAGAAAGAAATATATTACCATTTTCGAATATTTCAGAAATGAACAAATATCCGCATCTCTTATATTCTTCCAATAAATATCCACAGATAGCACTTTCATTTTTAACTTTAACTTTTAACCCTACATAGAGTAACATTTTATTTCTCCTTTTAGTACCCATAAAATAAAATCTATCCTAAAGCTTGAAATTTTGTATATCCTAAAATTTTCCAATTATCAGGCGAAGTATCTTGAATACCACAGCTTTTTGTTTCATCTGCAAAAAATGGACACTCACTGTTACAATCAGTATCATTTATCAAATTGTCTTCACAAACCTGTTTAATAATTTTTAACGATGTTATGATACTCTTACCATTTACTTCTATTCCGTCTATTACTTTTTTCATTTTCCCTCCACTGTTTAATCTACAGTCCACCAATAATCGAAGATTTTCTTAAATTGATTCCCTTTATAATGAATTTCTCCTTTATAATTTCTAACACATCGATTGGCATGTTTCTTACAAAATGCGTATCTATTCCCTTTACGATTTCCACGATAGCATCTCTTATAATATGGTTTTGGATTTTTCACATATCCTTGTCCTTTAATCCAAATCTCATCAGTATATATAGCTGGAGATGGATATCCTTGAATATTCTCAGCAAGAAATTTGAGATGGTTCCTGTATTTCTGATCACATTCTCTTTTATTTCTTCTCTTTTGCTTAGAATGGTTTTTATCAATTATCAGTTCAATATATGCATCCTCACAATATCCATATAGTAAATTCTTACCACCAACCTTATCACAATATTGTCCACCTAATTCATCTTTATAATATGGACAATTTTCACAATTCAAACACATCATCTCCTTGCTATAAAACCGATGTTTAATCTTATATGTATTTATTCTTCTTCCCCAAAATTAAGCATCTCATCTTTTGCTCTTTGATAAAAAATACGATCAATTTCAAATCCATATGTACTTCTACCCAATTCATATGCTGCTCTTAGAGTAGTGCCAGAACCAGCACACGGATCTATAACTACATCACCAGGATCAGTAAATATTTCAATCAATCTTTTTAAAACTGCAACCGGCTTCTGAGCAGGATGAATTTTAGGAATTTCTTTACCATCTTTCTTCCACTCAAACCAGTTAAAAATCATATGTCCTGTCCCTGGGATATTTTTGCCATTCTCATCGATCTGAAGACCATTTCTGAATTTTGGTAATTTATCACGATACAAAAGTAAAGCATATTCTGTAGCTCCTACAACACGCATATTTGCTTTAAGTACCTGTGGACTGTAGTTCTTGCAAAATACAAGTGGTATAAAATGAATAAATCCATGCTTCTTTGATGCATTGATGAGAGTCTGAATCTGCTCAAAAGAACAAAATACAATCATACATGGCGAATTACTACTTCGTCCTCTCGGCACAGGCTTAATATCATCTTTTTTCAACATCTTAGAGCAAAAATGAAAATACTCATAAAGATTAAAATTAAAATCCGAGTTAAAGGCCGCTTTCCCTGCTAATTTACTTTCTCCATTCTTACTGTCTCCGTTTTTATACCACATTGGATTTGATCCATAAAAATTATTCCCAACATTATAAGGAACATCGGCTATAATTAGTTGAGCTGGCCGGATTGCATATTTCTTGTAATTTTGCATACTGTCTCTATATAATTCACACTTAATTTTTCTTTTATGTTCCATCTATAATAAAGAGTAAATCATGATTTATTCTGCGCAGAAACCTCATTTCCTCCTTATTTTTTACCTTGATCTTGCTAAATATTTACATAATTTTTTTCTTACTCTTGAAACCTGAGATTGTGAACAACCAACTATTCTACCAATTTCTCTTTGTTTATATCCTTCGCTGATAAGAATAAAAATCTGTTTATCTCTATCTTTAAGCTTAGTCACATATTCCTCAAAAATAATTTCTGATAATACACTTTCTTCAACATTTTCTTTCGACGGGATATGATTTACAAAGGTAGATGTACCTTCACCATTACTATCCCCAAATTCAGCTTGATAATAAACAACCTGATGATCTTGTATTCTTTTCATAGCCTTTTTATTTCTAACTTGCATAAATACTGTTGTAAACATACATTTATATGCGTACGTTGAAAATTTTGATTTGCTATCATCAAATTTACTACCGGCTTCACAAAGCCCAATTGCTGCTAAATCATAATAATCTTCGATAGATAAATGATACTTTTGTAAAAATGAATATATCAAATTATGGTTCTCTTCTACTAATTTTCTTTGTTCTTCTGTGATTTAAAATCACCTCCTTACCAGTTGAATCGAAATTTTTATTTCCATTTACTTATTTCTCATTCATCTTTTTACAAAATTCTCTATATTGTCTGGTATACTCATAAGTATCACCAAAAATATTATTCACAGCTTTATATAATTTCGGTTCAAAATTTTTTATCACTTCTAATTCATGCTCAAAATCTCTACCATATGAGCAACCTGCACACCCCGTTCTTTTTAACCCATAATCTGTATAACATTTGCTATGTATAATATGATAATGTTTATCATAATCTTCTTTATCTGCATTCTTATACCAAAATAAAGGTCTATAATTATCACAGTCATTTTCATTTTCGTCAAAGCAACTTTTATATGCAGTTGCCCTGGCACCACCTTCTGCTTTTCTTATTCCAAGTATATTTAGATCATAATCAAATTCCGAAATTATTCTATGAGATACATCTTTTTTAGCATATTGGCAGCAAAGATTTGATATTTTAAACTGAGGTGGATTTTCAAGAATAAATTCTTTTAACCATTTATTCTGTGTAATGTTAAAATGGCTATTTCCTCCTTTGGACTCACACCACCACTCTAAAGCCGATTTACATCCTACCCAACAGCTTTTCTTTTCATTCCATTTACAATATTTGGGGAGTAATTTCTCTATAGGTTCATCTTCCCATCCAAAGTTATGATTTTGAAGTCTACTCATAAATTCGCTGACTTGTTTTGATAAAAAGGGTTGTCCATATTCTCTACAGCAAGTAGGAATTGCTTTTACTGCTTTATATGTCTTTATTTCAATTCCATATTTTTCTCTAAGATATTTCAAATGATCTTTTGTCGCCTGGTATTCTAAACCAGTATCAAACCAAACATAATCTATCTTCTTGTCTTTATCACACCTGATACAAATATCAAGCATTATATCGCTATCAGATCCTCCGGATATCGCACATACGATTTTTTTATATTTACTACTATTTATCTTTGCCCATACTCTTACCAGGTTATCTCCTATAATCTGATTTTTAGGACAGTTCTCTAATAGTCCTATTAAATTTTTTTCACCCAATATGTATCTTTCCTCACGCAATTAATCTACGTTTACGTGAGGTAAAGCCATACTTTATTCACAAATTATATTCGTATTCGTGGGTGTCTTTTTACGTCACTACCACATAACTTTTTCGATCATTTATCATCAACGTGCCATAATAAATAATCTTGTGACAACCTTTATTGGCTAAAGGTTATAAATACTTTGGGTGATAGTCTAACCAATCTGTAGCACAGCATCTCCTACATATTCTACATTTAATACTTGTATATTTTTGATGGATATTTTGTGTTTTGACTCATAATCTCTTGCAAACATATCAGCCCACATATCATCATATTCTTGTTCACCAGCATTATTTAGAATCATATATTTTTCAGATTCTTTGTAATTATTCTTCTCAGTCTCATATCCTACAGATACTTTATAAACCGGAAGTTCTAATTTTGATTTAATAAAGTTTCTCGGATGAATATTCATTAGCTTTTTCTTTAAACTGTCATCAAAGATCTCAAATACATCAATCCCAGTTCTTATTGTACACCATTCAAAAAACTTACTTGGATGTAGCACTACTTTTCACCACCTCCTGTCAAATTAATTATTTTTCATTCTATAAGAATATTTATTATATCCGGGTTTTACATATCCTACAGGTTCATTAAATGCTCTCTCAATATCCCACCCTCTTGCCAAACGAGTTTGCAAACATCCACGCTTAAATCCCAAAATATTTTCCCATTCTTTCAAAGTATGAGTTTCGCCATTATAACAAATATTCTTATTATTTCTTCTATTGTTTTCTTGTACTTTCATTGTCACCCAACGACAATTTTGTGGAGAGTAATTTTCGTCAACATTTATCCTATCAATAGTTAAATTATCTTCATATCCGTTATTTATAGACCATTTATAAAATTTAAGAAAACCACCTTTACCCAACCACTCTTTACAAATGGATATTGAACGTCCACCATAATGCTCATACTCTTTCGCATTTTTATTAAAGCATCTTTGAATCATATTATAATAAATTTTATAAATTCTTGTTTTAGAAAGCTTATGTGTAGACCTTAATTCTCTAGCAAGACAACCACAACTTCGTGTATGCCCATTAGTCAAATTATTTATCACAACTCTTGTGACATTTCCACATTCACAATTACATAACCATATATACGATCCATGTTTTGTTTTAGCGATAGGCTTAACTGCAGTTAGTCTTCCAAATTTTTCTCCTTTAATATTCTTAATCTTTTCTCCTCCTCTTTCATTACTCTATTTCGTCCCAGCTCAAATATCTCTTTATCCTTTTCAATACAAATAACTCTACGATTTGTATTAATCCCAGCAATGGCACACGTCATACTTCCAGCTGTGGAATCAAGTACAATATCTCCTTCATTTGTATATGTCTTCATAAAATACTCATAAATCTCCACAGGTTTCTGTGTCCTATGAATTTTATTAGATTGATCTGCATTACTAAAAATCTGCACATCAAGAGGATATCTATCTGTACTATCATAAGAAGTCTTTCTTACTTCTCTTCCATAGCAGCTATTTCCATCAGCTTCCCTAATATAATTTGTCTTTGCCACTTTTCTTTTATGTCCATGAGTCATCTGTGGGTTATATGTAGGTGGCTTCTTATAAAACACTTCTATGTTTTCATGTGCCCTCATTGGCATTTTCTTAGCATTAAGATGCCCTTTAGGATGTGTTTTATTCCATATCCATTCATATCTAAACATCTTGGGGTTACTCATTACAAGAGCTGAGGTAAATGGTTGACTACTAAAGAGAAGAATTGCTCCATTATCTTTGATAATCCTGCAATATTGTTCCCATAATGGTTCAAAAGGAATTATTGTATCCCACTTACATTGAGTTGTACTAACCATACGGGAGATCCGCGATTATGCAATCTATTGATTTATCTGGTATATAGCTCATAACATTCAAACAATCTCCGCATATCAATATATTATCTCGGAAACCCGTATTATCAGACACCTCACTTTCATTTAAAATCTTGTACATATTTATCAAATATATATTCACCAGAAAGGCATGTCCATCTCACGGCTGCAGCACCTTTATCCTTTCTGTATTATTTTCTATATTGTTTTCTATATTTAATCTAAATCTCCACAATGCACTAATGTGTTGCCACATCTAGGACATAATGTTTCACCTATGCCACCACTCCAACTTTCATACCATGGAGAAACCCATCTATTACAATGATGGCAAAACCAATCATAACAAATACTTCCGCTATATTTAATATCAGAGCTTCCGTATTTAGACTTACTATAAACAATTCTCCGTAGTCTTTCCTTTTCTTCTATTGCCTTTCTTTTTCGCTCTTCTATTTCCTTTTCTCTACGTTCTTCTTCTATCCATTTCAATTCTTGTTCTGAATATTCGTAGTCATCATCATACATCCCTTCAAATATTTCTTCTTCACCATTCCAACTACAGCATGGAGGTTCTATTGGTACACCACTCGCTCCCGAAGTCCAACCACCAATACAATCGTTTTGGTACAAAGGACATTCACTACAGTCTGTAATATTTTTTGCCTTAATTTATATCACCTCCAATCAAATGAAACAGATTTTTCATCTATATTTATTCTTCTATCTTTTTGCATTTTATTTCGAAAAAGATCTTCATCCTTTCCTCTTCAACTCTTGTTTCTGCAAGTCTGCTTAAAAGATCAAGACAAGCACTTTTACAATTTATATGTGTTATTACATTATGCTTTTGCCCTCTTTCACCACCATATACAATCCAAGTGTCCCCTTTCTTTTCAAGACAAACTGTTTCTTCTGCATATCCTCCAAGAGAATAAAAATTTTCAGGAATGCCAAACTCTTTTAATATTTCGATTAACACATCTTGTATTTTTTCTTCCATCAATTTCATAGTCTCAGCTCCTTCAACACCATAACGGTAATAAAAATGCCCACAAGCATGTAGGTGACTTCGTAAAATATACTCCTGCAATAACTCCTATCGCAGTCGTGATCCACGCAGCTATTTGTACTTTCCAACGATTATCTATGTTTTTCACCTCCTACTTAAAATTTCCTTTAATATCTATACATATTTTTTTCACTTATACAAACACTACCTATGAAAGGAGTGTGTACGCATGAAAAGTAGTAAAACAAATTTACCAACAATAAATCCTTACTCCAATGACGATTATGACGATGACAATATTCCAGAGGTTGATCTTCCAAAGACAACCGATGCCGAAAATATAATTCCAGATGAAGTGCCACGTCGTGATGGTCCTGGTGGAGAGTGAGAGGGAATTTCCCCTTACTCACCCCCATACTCTCTCTTTACTCCTGCGGCCTGTCTGCTATGCAGGCAATATTTCCTTCAATCTTTTTATAAGTATCATTTGCCATAAGAACCTGCAATACCGCATTGGACAGCATCGCCTTCGTGCTTTCATCAAATGCCGCCTTCACATCACGATTTACCTGCTGGCGAACTTCATCCACCTGCTTATCCAGATAGCTTTTCACCTCATCATCAATTCCAAGGTGCTGCAGAAGATACTCTTCAAATGTATATTCCTTCGTTTCCGCTCTGTACCGCCCCTTATTGTACCTGTCCTTCTCAAAGTTCTTAACGATCCGGAATCTATTGTTTTCAATACAATCCTTTACGCATCGCTTCGCATACTGGAACAATGTAAGCTCTTCTTTCGGTTCATCATCCCAGACATTGGAACCACCAATGCAAATTTTCTCATTAACCATGAAATCCTGTACAATATCCTTAATGATATCGCCGGTTGCACACTGAATCTTCTTCTGAATATCCTCCAGGACCTCTCTCTTGATCTCACTCACGATTTCGCTATATAGATTCTTCTTGACCTCTGATGCTACGACCTGCATAATTCCAGCCGCAAAATTTTCCGTGTTGAATTCTATTTTCAGATTTTCTCTCTCCATCTTTACTTCCGTATTATCCATTCCGTCCTGTTCCTCCATTTCTTCCGGCGTAGGCTCGTAGTCCTCGCCATAATAATCATCATAATACATATTTAATTTCACTCCTTGCCACTAACTTTTAATCTAATGGATCGCCAACATCAAACAGCACTTTATTTACCACTTCGCCAATACCACACATATCTACCCCATACGGCTCCACATCTTTCCAACTGCACTTGTCACAATCTTGCCCCTTATGCAAAGCTTTCGCATGACATTCTTCCATATCTTTTTCCATCTGATCCGACACATGAAGTATCATCACTGTATGTGGTGCTTGGAAAAGTTTAATCTTTTTCATCTTTGGTCTCCTTTTATAAACTTTCGATTATTTACAGGTTCCAAATCATTTAATATTTTTCTAAGAATATATTGTGTGTAGTCATAAAATACTGCACACAATAAAATTCAAAATCATTTCTTTCTATTTGCTTTTAATTCCTGTAACTTTTGATCCACTTCCTCATCTTTCATACGTTTATCAAGACGCATTTGCTGAACAGTTGAAGAATTCTCATAAGCAACTTTATTCCCATCAGCTTCTTCTTTGGTTTTACGGATTCCATCTCTTACTTTTTCTAACATTTTATCTTCTTCTTTGGACGAAATACCAGGTGTTGCTTGTAATGACTTAGTGACCTGTGCTGTTTCAAGTGTTAGGATTGCATTTTCTTTTTCTGATTTCAAATCTCCTAACTCAGCAAAAATATTATCTACAGTCTCTTTTTGCAGGACAGAATTAGACTTAAGTTCTTTTAAAGCATTTTTAATAATGTCTACTTTTTCATTTACTTCCTGTTGTCGTTTTAAATAAACCTTTGCACCTTCATCATCATTCTTATCAACACAGGTATTGATGTTGAGATTTAATTGCATATTCTCTTTCTGCAAAATTCTCAATTGTTCTTCATACGTTTGAATTTTTCCTAACATTTGCGTGTAGATAGAATAAGCCTTTTGATAATCATTTCCCTTCGCTGCTATTGCAGTATTATAATATGCCTTGGCCCCCTCCGGTGTAGAAGCGTCTTTTGAAATCAATTCGTCTGCTGTTCCAGAAGCCCTTAATCTTATTCTTTTACCCACCTTAGTAAAAAACAATACACCTCCAATAGTGCAAACAAAAATTAAAATAGCTAGTAGATTTACCATATCAATCCCTTCCTTCATCAATATCTAATCCAAAATTCTTAAAAAGTTCTGTCATACCTCCCACGTAACCTGAACCCATAGCCTGAAACTTAAATCCATCACCATAACGGTATAAACGCCCCATTTCTACTGCATTCAAATCTGTAAATTTTTCTTCTTCAGACAAATCATACTCTGCAACAAATCCTTTAGGATTATCGTAATCACAAATTATCATTTTGGCATTGCTCACCATCCCAAAATTTTGTAATCTCTGTATTGCTCTAAAAATAGTTAAGCACACTGTAAAATCTGTTCTTTCTTTAGGAAACTTGTCTGCATGAATAATAAAATATTCGTCATAATGTTTACCGTTAAAATTAATTCCCTGTGAATCGTCACCTGTTCGATTATCTCCTGAAAACTCAATCCATGGATAATCAGTACCATTTCCATAAGTATTATAATTTACAATATCTTTAGGATAAGCCACTTTTCTATCCGAATTAGTTAACATCCCATGGATATCAAAATCAATATCTGACTCTCCTGCAAAACGATTCTCATCCCAATTAACTCCAATAAAGATATTTTTAATTGCACTTCCATCTTCTTTTGCCATACTAATCTTTTGATTCTTACTCATATTAATTACTGCCATTATTTAACCCTCCATTTTCAATTATTTACTGTTTAACCAATCTTTATATTGTCTTAAAATTTCACTATATAGCTCTTCATCACTCATCCTATTCATATCTTTTACTGCTGTAAATCCTGTATTATCATACTTGCGTCTTTTCATATCATCTAAAGAACGTAAATAATCAAAACTTTCATTTCCAATACCAATAAACTGAACAAACATATTGTAATTAGATAATTCTCTAATAATTCTGTTTGTCTCTTCGGTATCCCAATTTTCTCCATCTGTTATAAAGATAATAAAAGCTGGGATTTCACTTGGTTCAATATCCTTATAATATGAGACAATATCTTTTAAAACTGGTGCATAACTGGTCCCTCCCATACTCATACCTGATCTCATCATCACTTTTCTTACATAATTCTTATAATTATTAATATCAACTGCTTCAAGGCGCTTCATACTATTTGAAAATAACCAAGATTCTAATTCACCATTGTCATCAAACTTCAATGCTATTGGTAAAAGCCTTGTAATTGTATCCTGGACAGAACCATTATTAAACAGCTCACTCATACTTCCTGAATAATCCATAGCCAATGCAACTCTTGCAGTATGCTTTGACATATCAATCTTACTTGTTTTCGACATATCAATTAGAACCTTGTTTAGGCTTTTGGCCGACTTTGACATATCAATTGTTACATTTTCTAAATTCTGTAATGCTACTGGTGTGGCGGTACTATCATGCACCACCATCTGAGAATCCTTTCTACCAAACAATTTTTCAAATAATCCCATTTGTTTCCTCCTTTAATTCTTTTTTCTTTTTGTAATATATTTTCTTAATATATCAATTGGAATCACAATAAATCCTAGTCCAATTATGACCATCCATTGAACGATATTTAATGAACTAACCTTAATAAGATTTCCCATAAACGTACAAACTGCCATCGTTCCTATAAAAATTCCCAAAGCAATTTTTGTAAATAATTTATTGCTGCTCAATCCACTAAGCAAATTCATATGTTCTGTTCTAATATTGAAACCATTAAATACTGCCATGAAACATAAGAGAGCAAATCTGGCCGTCAAGCTTTCCAATTCCGATGTAAATATGCATTTAATTGGAGAAATTGTAAGTATCCCGTAAACAGCGATAAAAGAACACGTACTTATTGCAATTCTTTCTTTTGCCCCTCTAATAAACAAACCTGATCCTTTTTTAATAGGTTTCTCACTCATATATTCTTCTTTTGGAGGTTCTCCACCAAAAGAAAGTGAATTAAGAGAATCCATAATAATGTTTACAATTAAAATCTGAACTGATGCTAATATAGACGCTCCCGCAGACAACATCGGGTATACAATGCTTAAAATCAAAAGTGAAATATTAATTGGTAATTGAAATTCTAGGAACATCATGATATTATGCATAAATGTTCTACCCAGTTCTACTGCCTTTACTGTTGAAGCAAAATTGTCATCAGTTAATACAATATCGCTTGCTTCTTTTGCTACGTCGCTCCCACTTTGCATCCCAAATCCAACATCTGCCCTCTTTAATGCCGGAGAATCATTTACGCCATCTCCTGTCATTGCTACAGATTTACCAATTTCCTGTGCCAATGTTACAAGCCTAAGTTTCGTATTAGGAGAACATCTGGAAATTACTCTAAGCGAAGGAATTACATTCTTTACTTCTTCATCTGTCATTGCTTCAAATTCATCATTTGATAAAGCTACATCACCCTCTTTATAAATTCCACATTCTCTCGCTACTGAAATAGCTGTTTCAATACAATCTCCTGTAATTTCAATTACTTGAATACCAGCTTTACGTGCAACCCTTACAGCGTTTGGCACTTCCAACCTTACAGGATCAACTACACCAATAATTCCAAGCAATGTCATTTCTGATGGCAGTATATTTTCAATTAAATCTTCGTTTTTCATGGCTAAAGCAATACACCTAATTGACTTCGATGTCATTGTTCTAATAGTCTCATCTATACTCTTCTTCATTGTGGACGTTAAATCACATATCGATCCATCATTTTTCATAACTCTTGTGCAAGAATCAATCAATTTTTCAGGAGCCCCTTTGTAATATGTAGTCCCATTTTCAGAAGTAAAAGCTGAATACTTATTAGAACTGTTAAATACCTGCTTGTCCTTCATATTATTATTGTTCAAAACAGATAAATACTCTTCATTTTTCACAAGAGAAAGTATAGCTCTATCAATTGAATTGCCGCCTGTAATATTATTTTTGTTGTCAAACGTTGCACTATTGTTTAATATAATATTCTTTTCAATTTCGCTCCAAAGAGGAGAATTTCGATCAACTTCCTTCCCTTCTCCACTTACAATTGTTTTTGGACTCATAACTCCTGTTGTTAAGGTCCCTGTTTTGTCAGTGCAAATAATATCTACATAGGCTAATTCTGGAATTTTATTTGGATTTTTTGCCAAAATATTAAATTGTTCCATTGTTTTAACATTTTGTTTAGTTACAAGTTTTACAATTAATGGAAGTCCTTCTGGAACTGCAGCTACAATGATTGTTAATGCTACCGAAAAATTTTGTGCAAATTTTTGAATAATATTAAATGGACTATCTGCAAAATATTCGCTAAATCCAACTTCTACAATTCCTGATACAGTAAGGATAACAAATGTTAAAATTGCTGCGATTGTTCCCCATTTTGAGATAAATTCACTCAAATTATCAAGTGCAATATCTAATGCTGTCTTAGGTGATTCCAATGTCTGCATTTTAACCATTGTGTCTCCATTAATGGTATTAATTCCAACATCTGTTACAACCATCTTCCCCTCACCGGCCATTACTGTAGTTCCTGCAAATAGACAGTTTTCATTTGTATATGCATCTGTAGATGTTGTTTTCTTATGAATATATCCCTCCACTGGGTACTTTTTACATTCTTTGCTTTCTCCATTTATTGCAGCGTTATTTACAGAAATCTTTCCTTCTACAATATAACCATCAGCGAATATCTCTTGCCCCATTCCTAGACAAACCAAATCACCAATTACAATATCATCCTTGTTAATTGTTACTACTTTTCCATCACGAATAACATCACAATATCGAATTGATGTTTTTGCTCTTAATTCTGCGGCCGATTTCTGTACACCCAATCCTGTTTTTACAGCAATTCCAGTTACAATTCCAAGCACTACCATAATCATAATAGGTTCTGAAAATTCCATTACACCCATAAATGCAAGAAATAATTGAATAATTGCAATCGCAATAAGAATGAGTGTGATTTTTTCGCTCAAAGCATCTTTTGCAAAATCGTACCAACTTTTCAACTCTGGTTCTGGCAGCTTATTACTACCATATTTTTCTCTACTTTTTAATACTTCATTGTTTGTTAATCCTTTCATTTGTCCTCCTTATATTTTATATCTGTTTTATAACATCTATAACAAAAGAATGTTAAAAATAATAAGGCCTAATACATTGACCTTTCATCTCAGAATATATCTTCTACATCTGGGTTCAAATCATTCTCCTATTATCATCCAATTTCGTAACAAACTATCTAAACTTGAATATGGACATTCTGCATTGCTTTTAAGATCCCCGTAAGAATATACAATACTTTCCTTGAAATCTCTTTATTGATATTTTTATCATATATGTACCTCCTTTTTTAAAACCGCAAGAATTTGTACCTATAAATTTTCCTATAATCATTCATCATCTCCTCAGTTAAAATCTCGATTTTGTAGTGAGAGTTAAGCACCTTCAACCACTAACTCTTCAGCTTCCTCCATATCTGGAGCATCTGCTTTATCCTTGATTATCCCTTCAAGAACCTTAAAACTGAAATTCTTATGTTTATATGCTGTAAATTTCTCTCGATTGTCAATTCTAACAACAACACCTTCCCTTACATGTGTCTTTCCAACCGGGTCAGCACCGTCATAATATTTCTCGACTCTCTCCATCAAATCTTCCCATGTAGTAAATACAAACTTTTCAAAAGTAGGAACACACTTAACCCCCAGCTTCTTACATTCAATCTGTACCTGCTCCCAAGGAAGTTCCACAGCAAACCCGTCCTCATTTGTCATAGTCATTCGATATACATAAATATCATTTTCACCTGGCTCACACCCATATGAGAATACAGTTTCCTTACCATACTGCTTTTCAAAATCCTTATCTTTGACAAGTTTATTTGAACATCTTCCCATAATTGTTTGATTACCCTCTGTATATCCTACAATCTCATAAAATACTTCTACACCTTTTGGCAGTTTATCTTTGAAAAAGTCCTGATATTTCTGCCTAAACGCATTGCTACCATAATATCCACCTTCGTAATTCCTTAGTGTAGTTCTCTTGGTCCCACTTACTACAGTGAATCTTTTTACTTCTTTATCCTTAATCTTAAATATTTTTTTCAAAATATAATGTCTTTTCTTTTTTACAATCTCAATAGCATTTGCAGTTCTGGCAGATGTGCCATGCATTTTAAGTGTTATGTAACAGGTATCACCCTCTCTAAAAGCATTTTGATTATATGCAAGCTGCGCAGTATCAATATGCTCAACAAAGAATGGATAAGAAACCTTTTCTTTTTCTTCTTTCTTATTTCTATTTTTATTCCCAGAAGAATTGTTTTCGCACCTTCTCCGATTAGAACGTGGAATATATTTTTTGCAAATTTCATGCCCATCCAACATAGAAATCTGGTCGCCATCTGATAATGTTTTTACGTCTACATATTTATTTAACACTTCAATTGGCAATACAAGTCCGTCTGACTTTTCACTTCTGAGTTTTAGAGCTGTGATATTTCTCTTATCAGGATCAAGATACCCTCCAACATTATTACCGTTTTCATCTTTCAAGCGAACAAGATTATTTTCACACGCAAATTCTTCACTTAACTGACCATCTACAGGAAAATAAATTACTCGTTGCCCTTCTGTATAACTCATATCTACAATTACATTGTTTCCAAAAATTGTTGCACACTGTAATCTGTCTGCATTACTATGTTTTCTAAGCTGCTTAATTGTTGTTATGTATCCACAATATCCATTTGTTCTATTTTGTTCCAAATTCGCTTACCGTCATAAGCTGTGCGCACTTTTCACCTATAGGAACTTTTGATTTATCCTTTCTTCTTTTCTTCTTTTATTTGATTGACTATTATTTTACTTTGTTATATACTATTTTTGCCCCTTCGGTAGGCACTAGACAAAGATCTAACTGAAGGTAGTGGTAGTTCATGGGGCATTTACCATTACTCTAAAGGAGGTGTTGCCTATGGTAGCAGATATCGCAACCATTGTTTCGTTTATGTGTTTGTTGATCTCGGAACTTGATTGTTTACGTTATCTAAGTCTAGTGCCCTACTTGAACTATCGCTTTAACTTATTGCTTTTTCTTTCATCCAATAAATCAAATCATTTCTATTATTCTTTAATTCTCCATCTATTACTCTTTTTAATATCTCATTGAGCCAATATCCAACGTCCTTCCCTTCTTTCAAATTCATTGTTTTCTTTACATCATTGCCATTTACAGCTAAATCTTTTAATGAAAAACATTCTTGTTCCTGTAAAATTTCTTCAAGAATATCTTCTATATTATTTACTTTCTCTATTCGAGATTTTTCATAGTCTGTTTTTTGTCCTTTAATATCTGCTTTTCCAACTTCTAACAACCGTCTAAATTGCTTTTCGCCGATTTTATTAAGCCATCTCTTCACGTACTTTTTTCCGACTTCAAAAGTAGCATCATGATAATATACCAGCTCTACTACATTATTTCTGGTTCCATTATCAAATCTAAGACGTTTCATAATAGAATCTGTAATATCAGCACTTACTTTCCCATGACCTTTGAAATGCCTAATACCATCTTCTCCATCCTGATAAGAATGTGGTTTCCCAAAATCGTGAAAGAAAACTGCAAGCCTTACGATCAAATCATCTGACTCACATTTTTCTATTGCATGAATCGTATGACCAAATACATCATACGCATGGTATGGATTATTCTGTTGGAAATCTATCATATCTTTTAATTCTGGAATAAACAGAGAAAACACATCAGGATACAGCACTAATTCAACACAGAATTGGTTAGAAGCAACTATTTTACAAAATTCGCTGTTAATTCTTTCAACGGAAATATTCTTTAACCGCTCATATTGTCGTTCTATTTCAAACATTGTTTCTGGGAACCCCGCAAAACCTAACTGCGCTTCAAATCTTATTGCTCTCAGTATCCGCAAAGCATCTTCATTAAACCTCTCTTCTGCGAAACCAACGCAACGAATCTTTTTATATTTAATATCTTCCATACCATTAAACGGATCAATCAGACCAGTTTTAGGATTGTATGCCATAGCATTAATCGTAAAATCTCTTCTCTGTAAATCTTCAACAAGATTCTTTGTGAATGTTACATTATCAGGTCTACGATTATCAGAATAATCTCCATCAATCCGATAAGTTGTTACCTCATATGGTTCTTTATTTATCAGTATTGTTACTGTACCATGTTTCAGACCAGTAGGAATAACTTCTTCATTTGGAAATGCTTCTAATATTTCACCTGGCATGGCAGATGTACAGATATCATAGTCATGAATTGGCCGTCCTAATATACTATCTCTAACTGCTCCACCTACCATATATGCTTCATACCCACATTTCTCTAATTCCTGTATGATATAATTTACCGGCGCAGGAACTTCTATATTAAATCTTTCCATTAATATCTACCTCAATTTGTGGAATCTCAATAAACTTCGCCAATAATCCTTCATGGTAAAAAACTTTGTCACTTTCAGTAACTTCTTCTCCAAGAAACTTTCTTAAAACAAATGGCAATGCAAAATTATTCAAACATTTAAACTCTATTTCGGTATCACCATTCTCATCCATAATTTCTTTGTAATATCCATCTATCCCAACAATCTTATGAAGTAAAAATAACTCTGTTTTGAGCGGAACTGGTATATCCTTTATACCATTGCTAATAGCAAATGCAATTCTTTCCTGCCTATTCCTATCCATATCAGAAATATCAAGCATAATTTCGTCATTAGAAAAAAATACAACTCGATCCAATGATACAAACACTTCTGTTAAATATGTCAATACACCGTCCATAAGATATTTTTCAAATGTGATATGTTTTTTAGGATTGCAGTTGCCTAAAATAACCTGACGGATATATTTACTATTGATTATGTGCTGGTTATCTGTATATTTACTAATAAAATTCTCCCAAGAAACAGCTCCACCAAAAATATCAGCGCTATAGTGATGTAAAGATGAAAAGTTTGCTTTTCTCATATCAATACTGATAAAACATTTCCCATCATTTGATGGCTTAAATATATCTTTATTAGAAAGGTTTTTATGTGTCACAGCATACTTATTCATATCTTCTTCATTAAATTTTTGATAAGCTTCCGTATTCTTGATATCTAAAATAGTAGCATCCTTTACACGATTATATTCTTCAAAATAGTCTTGTTCACAATGGTATTTCCCCAGTTCGCTTAAAAATATATTCCACTTTTTAAGTGTTCCATAAAACTTATCATATAGGACCAATCTATCAGTAAAATATGGTTCCTGGAATATCCTGATTGGAATATTGCAATCTTTACAAAATCTTTCTTTTGCCCTAACAGATACTTCCATCATATCTCTCCCTTCACAATTCTCTCATTTACATACATCTTAAACTCGTTAATTCTTTTATGATCTGGCACATCAGGAAGAGAAGTATTATTTTTCGCATAATCAAATTTCCTTTCATACTCATTCAGCAAATCGTAAAATGCAGTAGTTGGTTGCCTGTTTTCATCTAAATACTCACCGTTACGTATACTCATAAGCAAGTCATGCTCATCCGCCCTATATGTGATAATTTCTTCTTTTTCAAGAATATCAATACACATCATATAAAGCCGGATCAAATGGGCCATATGTTTTCCCAACTTGTCATGCGATATTGCTTTTTCATTTCGTTTGCCGATTTTGTTATAACTGCTTACAATCGCCTTCATTTCATTCCACATACCAGCCCAGTCTCTCAGTGGATAATGTTTCAAACATACATCCATGAAAATCTCACTGTCATATCCTTCTTGAACTGCTGTATCAATATATAGTTTTACATCACTATCATCATGCGGATAATACCTGTTTTTAAAATCGTATTTTGCGTTATTGATGCTTTTTAGAATATATTCTTCATTCTGTGCCTGACCTACCAACCTTGCAGCTTTATTTTCCATTCTACGGAGTTGGCTGCCGGCATACCCTCCAAATGTATGAATGCAGACTTTAGACAAAAACATTTTTCTATTCTCTAAAAGCTCTTTTCCAATATTTGATAAATGTAAATAATGCTCCGGCTTGCAACCCAAAATTTCCACCGTGTTAGGGTTGTTGGACGTAAGTAATTGGATCATTTTGTTAAATGAATATATTGTAGTGTCGGTATCTACATTTACAACCTGCTCAAAATCTGTTCCTAACAGAACATCTTTCTTAGTATTTAAAGCAATCCCTCGCACATCCAAGTCAGATCCTTCTTTATCCATCCCATAAGCATGACTTCCTCCAAGAGTTAAGAGAATAATATTATCACCCAAATTCTTATCCTCTCTCAGGAAATCATATTCACTTGTTTTTAATTTTTCTTTAATCTGTTCAATATTCATTCTCTCAACTCCCTCTTCTATCTACATTCTTCAAATACAATAACTTTAAACACAAGTTTGAACTGTAAATCTTTTTTAATTATACCAATTTTCTGAAGTTTCACCAACTCAGTTTCTATATATCCATGACATTTTTCTATATCAGAAATATTAAACATTTCTGTATTAAAGCTATATTCATCACCAGAAGCCAAAACATATCCAAAATATAAATAGGAATCATTCATCGGATCATCAAAAAATTGAATTTCTCCTTTTCTCTGGTTACAAATATAATTTTCCCCTTCTTTTGACCACTTCCAATCCGCAAACTTATCTGTTTCACATCCGGTCAAATCATAACCGGCTACAACATAATAACTACTTTCTATGCTCATTTTTTTCCTCCCAATGAAATGCAAGATTTATCCAATAAGACCATTTTTCTTTCGGTGTTCAAAACTACCCATGTGACAACCATGATTATGACATACAGAAAAAATATTCATTAGTGGATATTTATAAATACATTTTCCTTACCTAACACATAACATTTCTCCCTTTGTGTAAACATTATCACATTCAATTTGTTTCGGTTTTGCAACATCTTTAAAAATTATTTCAACTTGCATTATATTTCTCCCTTCATATAATCATCATTGATTTTTTGATTATTTTAATCAAAGAAATGAATCGTGTGTTCTATTATTTCTTCTCTACCACCAAACTATTTTTCTGCACTGCTGTAATTACATTCGATAATTCATCATCTCTTACTTCTATTTTCTGTTTAATTTTACCATCTGAATTATATCTGCCACGCATAGCAGCACCAACAGCTATGTAATTGTCTTTTGTAACTGTTGTAATCGTGTTACATAGTCCATCAGTCCTAAGAGTATACTCACGCATATTACATCTGCGTTCTTTAATTTTACCTGCCTCATAGTCTTTTCTGATTTGCTTTGCATATTCTGTTCTCTGATATTTGAGTGCTGCGGGAAGAACATTGTTTTCAACAGCATATAAATAACTATATCCACCAGCATTTCCTAATGGCTGTGCCGTTAAACACATTGCTATTGCATTTGCATCATATACACGATTTCCCTGGCGATACTGTTTACCAAAATTAATTTCTCCAATACCGCCTAATAAAATTGGTTTATGTTCACCACAAGTAGATTCTATTCCACTTGTGGCTTGGTAAAATTTCCTATGTTTATACTCTCATATAGCCTATTTAATGCATATTCAAATGCGCCAATTCCTGAAAAGAAACTACTTAGTTTTAAGTTATCAAATAGATATGGCATTGCCTTATATAATTCAACAAATATATAATATAAAACGTCTACAACTATAGAATTACCTGCCTGCTTATAGAGCTGACTGTTACTTACATTTTTACTTGCTGATTCGTAAGCAGAATCCGCAAATCCCATTAATCGAAAACATTCTTTTGGAGTCAATTTACGAATTCTAATTTGCTCTTTTACGAAGTTATTACATTCCCAACTATGTGAAGATAATGTAGGACAAATATCATGTTCTCCACCTTTATTAAAACCCCTTGGCTTTTGAATTATTGTCTTGTCATCAGTTTCTTTAACCTCTGATACAAGCTGTCTTCTGTGCTTGTCAACATATTGTTCTATTGTCGTTCCTTTATAATAGTTTGCATCTAGGCAGTAACTATAATCTGGTGTCTCCAAAACGGCAGTACCTTCCGATTTTCTATTACTGATACCACGATCCTCCCTGGCTGTAACACAATTTGCGTACTCAATCTGTTTTGTATCGTTTATACTTTTATCAATACCACAAATAATCTTAGGTTCATGACTACCGCCACCACACGTATTTAATGTTGGAGAACAACCATCAGAATCATAAATTCTTCCCACCTGCGGATTCTTCCAATTTCCATCACAATCAGAAATATTTCCCACTTGTTTTACCACATTTTCATTTACCAACCTGGGGTCTTTATAATCTCTTGAATTAAGAGTTGGGCAGTAATCATTATACTCTCTTGATTTACCTTCTCTTTTTACCTGACACGGATCATACAAAAGTGAATCATTGCTATTTAGACTTGTCAAAAACCTCTGTACTTTATCATTAGAAATATAATATTTTTCATCCACTTCATCTTCCAAAACATCTTTTAATCGAATTCCATTATCAAATCTTTCGGGAAATACAAATTTACCATTGTCTAGGTCTTTTTTAATAAAAATAAGATAAACTCGCTCTCTGTTCTGAGGAACCCCATAATCCTTTGCATTCAGTACTTTCCAATATGTATTGTATCCATACTCATGTAGCTCATCTTCAAATAGCCTAAATGTAGTATCTCTAAACTGCTTTCCTACAATATTTTTAACATTCTCATACATTCCAAAATTCGGCTTATTTGCTCGAATCACTCTCAAATATTCAACAAGCAATGATGATCTTGTCTTTTCGATATTCTCACTACTACAATTTGGACATTTATTCCTCTGACTCCAATGTACGGTTAGTGGATTATATCCATGTCCGCAATCTTTACAAGTCCACACTGATCCTTTTTGTTTACCGGCCACACTGAAATCCTGACAAGGACTGCCTCCACAAATCATATTAAAATCTTTTAATTTCGTTTCATCAACCTTAGTAATATCATCAAGATTCAAATTTTCATCTACTCCGTGAATTGCACAGTAGCTTTTAACTGCATACTTATCAAATTCACAAAAATTTACCAGTTCCCAATTTTTTCTTAAACTAAATCTTTCAATGGGAGTCATGAACCCATGAAAGATTCACAAATAACAAATTAGAGAAAGGATATAACAAGT